CCAGAACACACCCTGGAGGATTAACGCAAAGGTCCTGGAGGTCGCCAAGCAGGTAGCCGCTATGCCCCATCCAGTCATCAAGAAGATGCCCGCTACATCGAAGCTCCCGAAGCCTGACAAGGACCCCTTGATCAACTACGAGAGTGACGAAGCGGCCCTCAAGGCCTGGAAGCACAAGGCGGCCCAGCAGTACCGCAAGGAGAAATCCCGCCAGTCCCGCCGCTACCAACTGGACTTTGCCCTGGAGCATGCCTCACAGTTTGTCGAGTATGAGCGCATCTGGTTCCCCCACTCGCTGGACTTCCGGGGTCGCATCTACGCGGCCACCAAGTTCTCCCCCCAGGGGAACGATATGGACAAGGGAATGCTACTCCTAGCGGATGCCCCTGAGATGGGACCTGATGGTGGGTACTGGCTGAAGATGCACGGGGCCAACGTGGCCGGGATGGATAAGGCCATGATGGAAGACCGCATCAAGTGGGTTGATGACAACCACGCCATGATCATGGACATTGCGGATAATCCATTGGACAACCTGTGGTGGGCACGCGAGGCGGATAGTCCCTTCTGTTTCCTGGCCTTCTGCTTTGAGTATGCCGCCTGGAAGCGCCAGGGCGACACATACTGCTGCGGCCTGGCCATCGCCTTTGACGGGTCTTGCTCCGGCATCCAGCACTTCAGTGCCATGCTCAAGGATGAAGTGGGGGGCGCCGCCGTCAACCTGATCCCCTCGGAGAAGCCCTCCGACATTTACCGCATCGTGTCCGATAAGGTCAATCTGATCCTTGACGAACACATAAAGGCAGGCACCCCGGATTACACCGACGAGAAGACCGATAAGGAGACCGGCGAGATTACCACCGTGTCCAAGCGCGGCACCCACTCTCTAGCCACCCACTGGAGAGCCTACGGGGTTGACCGTGGCGTGACGAAGCGGTCCGTGATGACGCTCCCCTATGGGTCCAAACAGTTCGGGTTTGCCGAGCAGCTCCTATCAGACGTAATCATCCCGGCTTGCCTGGAGCGTGGCGAGGGGGTCTTCCCTGCGGCCCGAGAGGCAGCTACCTACATGGCTAAACTGATATGGGACTCCCTGGGGACCACCGTAGTGGCCGCCGTGAAGGCCATGGACTGGCTCCAGAAGGTGGCCGGGGTATTGACCAAGGAAAACATGCCGTGCCACTGGGTGACCCCTGTGGGCTTCCCTTGCTGGCAAGAGTATCGCCAGGCTGATGTACACCGCATCGACACGGTGATCAATGGCTCCGTGCGCATCACCATGAGCATCGCCAAGCATGCCTCCCAGGAGGGGCCGAAGATGCTAGACCGCCATAAGCAACAGAACGGAATTAGCCCTAACTTCGTCCACTCCATGGATGCGAGCCACCTGATGCTAACCGTACTGGAGGCCCAGGCACACGGCGTGGAACACTTCGCCACCATCCACGACTCTTTCGGGACCTGCCCGGGCCTCGCGGGGGTCATGTTCAAGGCAGTCCGTGAGTGCATGGTGCGCACCTACGGGGAGCGTGATGTAATCCAGGACTTCTACAACACGTTTGAATCCATGCTCTCCGAGGAGAACCGGGGGAACATCCCCGCGTTTCCCCCTAAGGGTACCCTCGACCTGAGCCTGATCCGGTCGTCCCTCTACTGTTTCGCATAAAGGAGCAATATGAAGCTTGCCACGCACCGCACCACCACGGTTCCCCGCAAGGGTCCCACGATTGTCCAGGAGTATAAGAAGAAACTGGAGTATCAAGCAAAGGAGGCCGCATCCCGAGAACAGGAGAGGCTCCGCGAGATCGCCACGCGGGACCACCTGGGAATAACTACCAGGCAGTACCGGCAGAATATGCACTTATATTTCTCGCTGGAAATACGCAGATGGGACGAACTGAAGAAGCGCCGCTTGGCTCAAGCCCTACAGGGTCCCCAGCTTCCAGCCCTACCAGTCCCCGCAGGACCCCTACCAGATAGCAAACGTAAGTGGTACAAGGAACTCTTCTACTTCATCTGCCGCTAACCCACACTAGAGACGGACGGAACCCCACAAGGTTCCCGAAGTCTCTTTTGCCGTTTCCACCCAACCCTGAAAGGAACCCACCATGTTCACACTCAATCGTCGCAACAATGGCGCCTACCTGGCCATCGTGCCAACCGCAATGGACGCACCCCGCAAGGCTAACGGCGCCCGCTACGCAGATGCAATGCTGTGCCCACCAGTCCGCAAGAATCAAGCCGTGAAGACCTCGGCGGGCTTCGTGGTGATCACCAAGCAGGCATTCGACTATGCCATGTGGGCGCCCGCAAGTTCCCCCAAGCTGGTTTGCCGCAAGGTCTCCAGCCGCACCCGTGCCTACTGGCTGGTGGCCAAGATGGACTTCGCTGATGCCGTGTCAGCTATCAAGAAGCGTTTCTCGAAAGGGGCCAAGTGATGCCTATGTTCATCAATGACTGGTACGACCCCATCAAGGGGCCAGCTATGCGCGCCGATCAGGAAGCAAAGCCCCGTGTGGCAGTCCTGGGCCTGGGTGCCATGGCGGGTGCCGGTAAGGATACCTTCCTGGGCCTCCTGGCCGACCGCCCGGACATCGTCAATGTGAAGTTCGCAGATGCCCTTACCGATGAGGTGGCCTTCCTGTTCTCCACCCGCGTGACCCGCGAGGACTTCCAGGCGCTGCGCGACAACAGCCACGACAAGGACGTCAAGATGGGCGTCTTCCGGCCCCGCAATGTGGAGGATGTGGCTTACCGGGAATTCCTCTATGCGCAGGGCTACAGCCCGGATGCCCCGATGTCCATCCGGGACCACTTGGTCCTCTACGGAACGGACTACGTTCGGACCTGGCTGGGCGATGAGTCGTACTGGCTGGATATGGGAATGAACCGAATCGAAGAGGTAATCGAGAAGGGCCTCATCCCTGTGGTGACCGATGTGCGATTCCCGAACGAGGCGCAAGCCATCAAGGACCTGGGCGGCACGCTGGTGTCCATCACGGCGGATTGGCTGGCCAACCGGACACTGAACGCCATCACGGCTAAAGCTGAGGGACTCCTCAAGGATGTCAAATTCGATGCCAAGCTGGTCAACGTCTGGGGTGACCCGGCATCCATGAAAGGGCAGTTCTATGCAAAGTTCCGATTCTAAGCCACTGGTCCGCTACCGCATCCGGTTTATCCTGCCGGGTGCCGCCTGGCTGGTCCCTCATGAGGTCAAGGCGGTTTCCCTGGAGGCCGCCCGCGAGTGGGCCTATGAGCAGTACGATCAAATGTGGGACGCTGAGATTTACGACATCACGCCCCTGAGCTAACCCACACTACAGACGGAGGGAATCCTCCCTTCGCTCTGACCTTTATAGGAGATTCACACACATGAGCGCACCACAAAAAGCTACCACCTACAACACCCCGCAGGCAATCGCGTTTGGCTTCGTCAACCTGATCAAGCCTGACACCAAGTACAAGGCCGAGGGTGAGTTCAAGATTCGCGTCAAGGTCCCTGTGACCGCCAAGGGCGCCATTGAGCAGTTCGAGATGCTGGCCGAGCTGGCCACGAAGGCCTACGACGATACCGTCAAGAAGGCCGCCAAGGACCCGAAGTTCAAGGCCACCCTGAAGGGCAAACCCCCGAAGGTAGCCGACTTGCCCTTCTACAAGGATGACGATGAGGGCGTCTTCGTGTACACCTTCAAGACGAAGGCCTCCTATGTGTCCAAGAAGGAAGGCACGGCAGGCCAGACGATCACCCGCACGGTTCCCATCTTTGGCCCTAACGGTCGCTACGCCCCGGACGACATCCCAGCCTTCGGCGCTGGCTCCACCGTGCGCATCTCGTTCTCCGCTGCGGACTTCTTCACGGTTACCGTAGGCGCGGGCATTACGCTCCGCCTGGAAGCCGTCAAGCTGATCAAAGCAGTGGCCTTCTCGGGTGCCGACAATGACCCATTCGGTGACGATGATGATGGCGCCGAGGATTACAGCGGCAGCGGCGCATCGGGTGGTGGCAAGGAAGACACCCCATTCATCCCGGGCGATGATGAGCAAGAGGAAGACTTCTAATGGCTGGCCCGTCCCGGAATCCCTGGGCGGGCCGTCACGTAGCAGCAACCTACCGCAGCGGCCTGGAGGATAAGGTCGCCGCGCAGCTTGAGGCAAAGGGCGTGGCCTTCGATTATGAGGGCCATACCATTAGCTACGTCATCCCCGCTAGCAATCACAAGTATCATCCCGACTTCGTTTTGCCCAATGGAATCATCGTTGAAACCAAGGGCATCTTCGATTCGGATGATCGCAAGAAACACACCCTGATCCGTGAGCAATACCCGGACTTAGATATCCGTTTCGTCTTTAGCTCCAGCAAGTCCAAACTGTACAAGGGTTCCCCGACGACATACGGAAAGTGGTGCGAGAAGAACGGCTTCAAGTACGCTGACAAGCTGATCCCCACCGACTGGCTGGGTGAGCGTGGCAAGGTATCCGTTCACGTGGTCCCCAAGCAACGAAAGGAGGCCTAGCATGACGATGAAATTACCGGCACCCTTCGCGGGCTGTCCGCCCCTGAAGAAACGCCAGAAGACGGACCTGATTGTGGTCCACTGCGCAGACACGCCGCCCACCATGGATGTCACCGCACGCATGATCAATCAGTGGCACGTGAAGGATAACGGCTGGGCAGCTATCGGCTACCACTACGTTATCAAACGCGATGGCACCGTAGAGGGTGGCCGCCCACATGACACCCAGGGTGCCCATGCATCCCAGGTGAATGGTCACTCCATCGGCATCTGCATGGCGGGTGGGAAGGGCAAGCCAGGTAACTTCGACGACCACTTCACGGATGCCCAGGCGGCATCCCTGGCGCGCACCATTGAGGCCCTGCAAGAAATCTACAAGGGCACCTCCGTGGTGGGCCACCGCGATGTCGATAATACAGGGAAGACCTGTCCTAACTTTGACGCCAAGACCTGGTGGACCCACACGGTCCACGTGTCGGCACGAAAGGAGTCCTAATGGCTACCAAACCGAAAGCCCGTATGGCCATCATGGCGGCAGACCCAGCGGATACCATCGCAGGGGCTGTGGCACTGACCGGCCAGCATATCTACGTGGGAATGCCGAATGTCCCCCGCCTGCTGGTGGTGGGCGTCCCTGACCTGGATAGTGCCGTCCGTGTGGAGTACAAGGTGGGCAACTCCTGGATTCTCGTGAAGGAATTCATGGGCAATGACGCGGGCATGATCCAAATGGGTTCCGGCCCTTGCCGCATCCGTGCCGAGGGTGCCGCTGTCTTCGCCCTGATGTAAAGCTGACCCCTGAGGTGCCCCTGTGGCCCTTGGGGGTTTTTACGTTCTAACCCACACTAGAGACGAAACCCACACCAACCTACAGGAGGCCCTATGGCTAGACGAGATAACGAAGGACAGGAAGAGACCAGCGAGTTTGTCATGCACGTGCCCTGCGAGAATCCCACTTGCGGCTCCAGCGACGCCAACTCCCTGTACACGGACGGGCACCAGTACTGCTTTGCCTGCGAGACGTACCGCCATGGCGAAGAAGGGGCCGAGCGCCCAACCGTGAAGCGCGGCGAGGGGGTAAGCCCCATGGGTGCCCATGAAGGCCGCTTCGAGGCTTTGGCCAAGCGGGGCATCACCAAGGAAACCTGCCAGAAATATGGCTACTGGGTCGGGCGCTTCAATGGCGAGATGCGCCAGGTGGCGGACTACCGGGATTCCACGGGGATGATCGTGGGCCAGAAGACCCGCAACAAGGACAAGGACTTCGCCTGCCTGGGTGATGTCTCGAAGGAACTCCTCTGGGGTGCCCACCTCTGGGGTTCAAAGGGGAAGATGATCGTGATCACCGAAGGGGAAATCGACTGCCTGACCGTGGCCCAGCTCCAGGGCTGCAAGTGGCCAGTGGTCTCCCTGCCAACAGGCGCGAAGGCTGCGCGTAAGTCCCTGGCGGCCAACTACGACCTCCTATCAGGCTTCGACAAGATCGTCCTCATGTTCGATATGGACGAACCCGGCCAGCTTGCCATGAAGGATGCCGCAGAGGTCCTGCCCCCGGGCAAGGTCTACATTGCGCAGCTCCCCCTGAAGGACGCCAACGAGTGCCTCATGGCGGGCCGCAGCAAGGATGTCATTGACGCCATGTGGAATGCCACGCCGTATCGACCTGACGGGATCGTGATGGCTAAGGACCTCATCAAGCGCATCGGCCAGAAGTCCCGGACGCCCTCCATCCTGTTCCCCATAGGGGCGACCCTGAATGAGAAGACACTAGGCGCCCGTGAGGGCGATGTCGTTATGTTGACCTCAGGGTCAGGCATGGGCAAGTCCTCCTTCGCCCGTGAGCTGGCCTACGGCTGGGGCATCCAGCAGGACCTGAAGGTGGGTATGGCCTTCATTGAGGAGTCGGTTGAGGAGACCTGCCTGGATATGGTGGGGCTGCACTTGAATCGCCGCGTGCGCCAGTACCCTGATTCGGTAACCCCTGTGGAGTTGGAGTCGGCCATCAACTTCATGTTTGACAACGAGACGTACTACCTCTATGACCACTTCGGTTCCGCTGAGGAGGACTCCCTGGTCAACAAGCTCCGCTATATGGCCACGGTCATGGAGTGCAAGATCATCGTCCTCGACCACCTATCAATCGTGGTCTCCGGCATGGATGGCACCGACGACGAGCGCAAGCTGATTGACCGCCTCATGACCAAGCTGAAGACCTTTGCGAAGGCCTGCGGGGTCATCCTTGTGGTGGTCACCCACCTGAAGCGCAAGGAAGGCAAGAGCAAGAGCCATGAAGAAGGCGGGGCTGTGACCCTTGCGGAACTCCGTGGCTCCGGCTCGATTGCCCAGCTCTCGGACACGGTGATCGCCTTCGAGCGTAACCAGCAAGGTGAAGACCCCAACTGTATCCTGGTGCGGGTCCTGAAGTGCCGCTTCACGGGGGACACTGGCATTGCCGGTTACCTCCGCTACAACAAACTGACGGGCCGCATGGTGGATGACATCGGGCCTGGTGATGATGGACCCCCAGCCCCCGAAGGTGACCCCTTCGATGGCGAATTCTAAAGGAGAAACATAATGGAATACCTCGCTTACTTCTGCGGCCTCCTGGCCCTGCTGTTCCTGCTGGACCTGTGGCCCTTCCTCCTCCCGCCCTATGCCGAGCTGGGCACGTGGGGTGGTTATGATTGACCTCCCAAAGGTACGGCTGTTCGACATTGAATCTGATGGCCTGCTGCCGTACTCCTGCATCCCCGGCCTGGGCTTCACGGAAATCACGAAGGTGCATTGCATCGTGGTCCATGACTACCATCGCGGGTGGTATCACCGCTACGGTCCCGACGAAATCGACAAGGCCATGGCCGAGCTGACCGACTCGGATATGCTGATCGCCCATAACGGGATCAAGTACGACTTCCCCGCACTGGCCCGCATCCTGGGCTGGTACTACCCGAAAGAGAAGGTACTGGACACCCTGGTGCTGTCCCGCCTGATCTACCCGAACATCAAGGACATTGACAACGGGCTGCTGCGCAAGGGTATCCTACCCGGCAAGCTGTATGGTTCCCACTCGCTGAAGGCATGGGGCTACCGTGTCGGTGAGTCCAAGGGTGACTTCGGGGAGCAGGAGAATGCCTGGGAGGTCTACCGCCCGGAGATGCTGGATTACTGTGAGCAGGACGTTCGGGTTACCCGCAAGGTATTCGACAAGCTCATGATGAATCAGCACTACATGGGCACCGAGGACCTCAACACCGAGGAGGGTCTCCACACGGGCATGGCGGGCTTCATCCAGGCTATCAAGTTGGAGCATGATGTGGCCTGGCTGTTGGCCAAGCAGGGGCGCAACGGGTTCCCCTTCGATGAGAAGGGTGCCCAGGCCCTGTATGCCCAACTTGCCGCCCGCCGCCAGGAACTCACCGAGGCAACCATTGCCAGGTTCGGCCAGTGGTACGCCCCTAAGGGTGGCACCTCGGCATTCCGCCACCCGCGTACCGGCAAGCCTCTCCCCGCCTGGCCTATGGTGAAATACCCGAAGGCTGGCGACCTGTTCCTGAAGGATGGCAAGACGCTTTCCAAGACGGATTACTACAAGGATGCGCCCTTCACTCCGGTGGAGCTGGTCACCTTCAACCCAGGCTCCAGGCAGCACATCGCCAAGGTCCTCCAGATGGCAGGATGGACCCCCACGGAGTTCACCGAGACGGGCATCCCGAAGATCGATGAGGACACCCTCGCGGATTCCGCCAAGTGGTTAAGCCCCAAGGATCAGGAGGTGGTCTTGCTGATAGCCGAGTACCTGACCCTTGTGAAGCGCCTGGGCCAGATCGCGGAGGGGGATAACGCCTGGCTCAAGCTGTGTCATAACGGCTTCGTGCATGGCTCCGTGAATCCCAACGGGGCTGTAACCGGACGGGCCACACACTCATTCCCCAACGTAGGCCAGGTGCCCGCAAAGGACAAGCTGTACGGCCCTGAGTGCCGTGCCATGTGGGGCGTAAAGCACATGCCGAAGGCTCAACACCGACTGTGGCCCAATGCGGTCCAGGTGGGCACCGATGCCTCCGGCCTGGAACTCCGCTGCCTGGCGCACTTCATGGCCAAGTATGACGGCGGGTCCTACATCACGGAACTCCTAGAGGGTGATGTCCACTGGTCCAACGTCCTGGCTCTCGGCCTGGCCCCGGCTGGGACCAAGCGGGACAAGCACAACGAGACCCACAATGGTTACCGTGATATGGCCAAGACCTTTATCTACGCCTTCCTCTACGGGGCTGGTGACGAAAAGATCGGCTCCATTACGGGTGACGGTAAGGACGGTGGTAAGCGCCTGAAGAAGAACTTCATGGAAGCCACCCCGGCCATTGCGGACCTCCGTGCGGCCATCGAGCATGCCCTGGTGGAGTCCTCCACGTGGTCCAACGGTAAGCAAGTGGTCAAGTGGAAACGGACCTGGATGCGTGGCCTTGACGGGCGCAAGCTCCATGTTCGTTCACCCCACTCAGCCCTCAACATGCTCCTCCAGTCGGCTGGTGCCCTCATCTGCAAATACT